AGACTATTGACGATATAAAACAAGAAGCCTTTATTATAGGCATGGAAGCTCTAGACAGATATGACGAGAGAAAGCCTCTCGAAAATTTCTTGTTTGTACATATAGCAAATAGGCTTAAGAATTTTAAGCGCGATAACTATTTTCGTCAAGATGAAGGTAAAGCGGAGAAAGTACAGAACAGAAAGAAAAACTTATTAGAGCCAGCAAACCTAGAAAATTTCAGTGTCGCACACGAAGGTAAGGATTTCTTATCTAAAATATCCGATATTGAAATGTTGGACTTAATAAAGAGAAGAATCCCGGCGGATATGAGAGCAGATTATCTAAGGATGTGTGCCGGTGTTTCTATCTCTAAAAATAGGAAGCTGGAAATAGAATCAATAATTAGGGGGATAGTAGAAACCTAATGAAGCGTGGAAGGTTTTCGGTAGAAGAGGTTCAATTCATCGAGCAGAATTGCGAGGCTCTTTCTCCACAAGCGATAGCGGATCAGCTAGATCGGGATGTTTCCTCGATCACTAAGTGGATCGCAGAGAATGTTGGGTTTTCAGCCCGTCAGAAAAAGGAAGTAGAGGCTCATCAAGAACTCAAACGGAAGCCCTACTGGAAAGAACTAGAAAAGCAGTTCTCAGAGTCAGAACTGGAGATGTTTCAGTTCCACTTCAAAAAAATGTGGGCTCAGTTCAAGGACGATGTGTTTCATACAGAAGAAATTCAAATCGTCGATACTATCAAGCTCGAAATTCTAATGAACCGCATCTTAACGGGTCAACAAGAGAACATGAATCAAATTGATGGCTTTCAGGCAATCATACTTGTTGAGAAACAAAGGGATAAAGAAGATCAAGATCGCGACTACATCTCGTCATTGGAACGTCAAATAGCAATGCTTAGGGCGGCGCAAGAGACGCTATCTAAGGATTACAAGGATCTTCAGGCACGAAAGGCAACAATGTTAAAGGATCTAAAGGGTACTCGTGAGCAGCGAATTAAAGCTATCGAGGACTCTAAGCTAACGTTTGCATCGCTGGTGAAAAAGATAGCATCAGATCCTACTTTTAGAACACAGATAGGTATAGACATGGAAAAGATGCGCTTAGCTACACAGGCAGAGAAAGAGCGTTTATCAGAGTACATAAAATATGAAGACGGACAAGTAGATCAACCCTTTCTATCTTCAGACACAGTTAAAGGAGATTAAATGAAAACTGCAGTAGTTTTTGGAGTTACAGGTCAGGACGGTTCTTACTTAACTGACTTGCTACTCTCAAAGGATTATAAAGTGATTGGTGTTGCTAGACGCAGTAGTGTTGACACGACTGAGCGTTTAGATCAAAACATGAAAAATATTGATTTTACTCTTGTTGAGGGAGATATCACAGATGGATTTTGTGTCTCTGATATTATTAATAAGTATAAACCTGACGAAGTGTATAACTTGGCAGCTCAATCTCATGTAGGTACTTCTTTTAAGCAGCCTACATTAACTTGGGATGTTACGGCTGGTGGATGTCTAAACATACTGGAAGCGATTAGGGTTTCACCAAGAGCTAGTGAGATTAGATTTTACCAAGCCTCATCTAGTGAAATGTTTGGCAAAAACTTTAGTGAACGGCCTGTTGAGTCTTCCGTAGGAGACTCTTTAGTTACATGCGAAACGACAGCTATACATAAGTATCAAGATGAAGATACTGCTTTTATGCCTCAGTCTCCATATGCCATCGCTAAGCTAGCGGCACACCATCTAGTTAGAAACTATAGAGATAGTTATGGTATACATGCCTCTAGTGGTATTTTATTTAATCATGAGAGCGAGCGAAGAGGTGAAAATTTCGTCACTCGTAAAATAACTAAGTGGATCGGAAGATTTTTGACTTGGGAAAAACAAAATGCTGCCATATTCATGCCGCCCTGTAGGTTTGAATTTGCAGGAGATCATATTATGATGCCTAGAGAAAGAATGTATTTAGATATGATTAAAACACCCATATTTCCTAAGCTAGGGCTTGGGAACTTACAAGCAAGGAGAGACTGGGGTCATGCAAAAGATTACGTCCGAGGAATGTGGCTCATGCTGCAACAAGGGGAACCAGACGATTATGTCATCGCTACTGGAGAAACATACAGTGTTGAGGAATTTTTGGAATACGCTTTTGAGCACGCTGGTCTTGGTGATTGGAACCAGTACGTGTACATTGACCCTGAATTCTTTAGACCCGCTGAAGTTGATTACCTACTTGGTGACCCGTCCAAAGCAAGAAGAAAACTCGGATGGGAGCCAGAAATCAAATTCAGAAGATTAGCAGAATTAATGACGGAGGCAGATATAGATGAGGAATTACGACGATCCGGCTTACAAGAAGTTTCGGACGGATGTTTTGAAGCGGGATAAGTTCTGCTGCAAGATGTGCAAGACTAGTGGAAAAAAGAGAAAGATGTATGTCCACCATATTAGAAAGTGGGCTAGCGCTTCTTCTTTGAGGTTTGATGTAGGTAATGGCATAACCCTGTGTTATGAATGTCATAAAGAAGTAACAGGGAATGAAGTCCATTACGAGGGTTATTTATTGGGGTTGATAGATGGCTAAGAAAAAAACTCCTAAGTTTGTTGTCATAAAAGACACTAGAGAACAGAAGGGCTGGATCTTCCATAGCGGTGATGCTTGTGACGGAATGAAACCCGGAACATTAAAGACTGGTGATTATACTCTTGAGGGATTTGAAGACGCTGTATGTATCGAAAGAAAAAAAAGCGTAGAAGAGATCGCTAACAATGTAGGCAAAGAAAAGAAGAGATTTAACGCCGAGATGCAGCGCATACAGGAGTACCCATTCAAATATATAATTTGCGAGTTTTCTATGAGCGATGTGATAAATTATCCACGTTCCATATTTTCTGAATACATGTGGCACAACAAGCCCGACTTTTGCAAAAGAGAAATAGCCAACAGAAAGATAACAGGCAAGTATATACTGAAGGCACTCATGGAGTACCAAACTTGGTATGGAATCCATATATTGTTCTGTGATAACGCAAAGAACGCACAGAAAGTTACAGAAAGCATATTCAAGAGGTTAAACACGATGTTCCATGAACAAACCTAATAGAACACAAATATATTCGGCCTTATCTAATTGGCATGACTACGGACTACTGTCACAGACAAGAGAAATATTTCTTGAGTCTGGAGATGACGGCTTAGGAGCTAAGCACGCTGTAGAATTTATTAAGAACCTGCTAATGCTTGAATCTTTAAACAGTAACCCTGTTATTGTTCACCAATATAATATTGGCGGAGATCAAAACGCAGGATTTGCAATATACGATGCAATCAAAGCTAGCAAGTGTAAATTTTTGTTTATATGCTATGGCACAGCTTCTTCTATGGGTAGTATCATACCACAGGCAGTTATAGGTAAAGGCGTGAGGGTCACACACCCCCACACAGAGTGGTTGATACACGAAGGGTCTTGTGAGACCAGCGGCACAACAAAGCAGTTTATATCGAACGCTGAGGCCCTTAAACGGTCAAAGGAACTGATGTATGATATATATGTGAACGCATGCAAAAAAGGAGCCGCCTTCAAGGGAAGAAAAGCGGTAGAAATTAAAGCCATTCTAAAAAGAAGACTAAATGTAAAAGAAGATTGGATTCTGGAAGGAGATAAAGCCGTAGAGTATGGTTTCGCAGATGGTGTGTTTGGCAAAGGCAATTACAGCTCTGTAGAAAAAATATTGGAAAGGCTTAAGTAGTGGCAGATATAAGCAAAAACCTAGACAGGGTAATACAGGACGCTTGGCTTGGCATAGATGTAAAAGATGGCGATTTGTTCAACCCTATGGATTTTCTCTTCCATGATGATGATCCAGACAAAATGCTTGAGCGTATAGCTTGGCTTATGATGCGCCCAGAATACTTTTCGTTTGTTTGTAAGTATATCTTAAATATCGAGATATCTCCATTCCAGTCTTTACTGCTTCAAGAGATGTGGCATAAAAAGTTTCCCATGTTGATCGGTAGTCGTGGTATGGGTAAATCATTCATCTTGTCAGTGTACCCATTGCTACGAGCTTTGTTTATGCCAAGAAGAAAGATTATCGTTGTCGGTGCGGCGTTTAGGCAGTCAAAAGTGCTTTTTGAGTACATGGACACTATATGGAAGAACGCGCCGATTCTGAGGGACCTGTGTGGCTCTAGAAGTGGACCAAGAAGAGATGTCGATAGATGTGTAATGCATATTGGAGATAGCACTATAACATGCCTGCCTCTTGGTGACGGCAGTAAGATTCGTGGTCAACGCGCTAATGATATTATCGCTGACGAATTTGCATCTATTCCTCGTGAGATATTTGAAAATGTTGTCTCTTCCCTAGATCGGAAGAG